GGTGTGCGTATCATCGAAGAAAGTTATCGGCCTTCCGTCAGCAAGCAGTTCATCAGAGTGGAAACGCGCAACGAAAACAACGCGTGGGTAACTGTTCCACTCGGAATGACAGAGAGTTAGAGATGCCGTAAATCAATAAAAATCCTCGCAAGCTTTTGTGTTTGCGGGGATTTTTTGTTAATTTTGTTTTGCAAATAAGAAAAAGACAATGAGGGGAAGGAATAAAGAATTGATTCAAGAACGTGACAAGAAACTTTTCGAGCGATTTTATTATTGGTCTGAAGTTCGGCGCCTGCGTTTTGATGATACGATAAAGAAGCTGTCAGAAGAAGAGTTCTTCTTGTGCGAAGCAACTACCTTACGCATCATCAAACGCATGCTCATTGCCGGCGAAACCGTGAATGGCGAAGAGGTAAAGAAGAGTCGTTACCTTGGATTCAGGTCTTCACAACAACGGAAATCTGCTGCTTGCGGACCTTCGCTTTTTCCTGAATAGCTTCTCTGACGGCACAAGTATAGGTCGCTTCATAGATCTTGATGCCATGATTAAAAGTGAAGAATTTCGACTCTTTGCGTATTAGCGCCCCTTCTTCGCCAACTCGATGTCCCTGCAACAAACGATGCAGGGATCTTCTTTTTTCTTCCCTTTCCATAATCTTATCAACCGTAGGACTGCCTGCATGGGTGTCATCATAGCAATCGATCAACAGGCGCACACGTAGCGTGCATTCGCCCAACTGTGCGCAGTTATCGATGTCGCTCCATTGCGTCTCCGGCGTTTCGATCAGTACAGCCGGAAATATCAACGGATACATATCTGCATTTTCGTCGTCGATGTTCTCAAGCTGTCCGTAGTCTTCGTCTATTGTGCGCAACCATGGAAGGTTGCGTTCAAGTAATCCTATAAGGTCAACGAATAGAGATTCCATTTTGTATTTGTTTTAATTTATCCAAGATCATTTTATTGAGCCTTTGCCGTAACTCTTTGCTTTTTCCGATGAATTTTCGCTGCGGTATGCGCGCCTTGATGTGTAGCTTACTTTTCTTTGTGAGCGCAAGTGCCATCCATTTACGTGCTTCCGGCGGCAACTCCTTTGTCAGCTTTCTCTCTCCTTTTACGCCTGCCAGGGCATAGACCTTTGCCCAGGCCATTTTACGCATTTTGGGTGTGACTGTCGGATGTGTGCTGATATTGCCGCCCTCATTGTGTATCCTTGCATAGGGCACAGGGTTTGTTACTGTCACTTGTCCCGGTGCAGGAACTGTTTCAATACTATTCATTAAGTGATTGCGTCGTGAACGCAGCGGCTTTCTCTGATCCCCCTCTTCCTGTCGCCGTGTCCTTTTCCAAGGGTGTAGTCCATTGTCCATAAAGCCGGCATTGCGGAAATTCTGCTTAAAGTGATTCTTTGCAATGATTGCCGCTTTACGTGGTAATTCGTCGCGCATAGCCTTTTCTATTTCTTTCGGCGCGCGAGTGATGACATCCGCTATGGCTTTTGCATTATTGAAAAAATATGACATGAAAAGTTGCTTTATAAAGAAATGTATCGTATTTTTGCAGCATAAGATAGGAAAAATGATGGTTGTCAGCAGGTAGACACACACCGAAAGGTAGTATATCGTAGGTTCGATTCCTACCATTTCTTCTATCTTATTCTTGTATAATTGCTACTATTTTCAATGCGAATGCTATCAGTCATACGCGCTGCCGTTATAAAATTGTTGGTTACAAATTTAGTCTGATTCGCTTTTAGTTTGTAATTGATTCCAACCACATATTTTTGTATTTCTCCATCACACTTCGTCAAATACATCAAGTTCTGATGGCTTTTGTCCCAATATAAACTGCATAACCTCGGATTATTTATATTGTCAATAAAGTAATGAAGTTGGTTTATACTTACAGCAGCCCCCCGTTCCTTCTTTGCATCACGAAATGCATGTAAGATGGCCTTATCTGAGATATGAATATCCAAAGAAGATAATTTTACCCCCATTTCCTTAATGAATTTTGCTTCTATTTCAGACAATTCGGCAATCTTATAGGCGATGTTTTGCGCCTTTTTTGTTTCTAAAACCTCTTTAACGAGTTCTTTTGCTTTCTCTGTTTGGGTCGCATGTGGCAGCTTTCCATTTATATAGGGACAATTGTTGCAATCTTTCTTTCTGTTTTGAAAGAGGTTTGCCAAACTGTTTCTCTTATAGAATGCGCAACTACCACAATTTTTAGGAAAATAAGGATGCGTGTCATTGATGAGTTTTCCATCCTTTCCCGGATTATTCTCCAATCCTCGGTGTGGCCGTACTTCCGGCAGGTCTTTCGTCACCTCATCATCAGATGCAGGGTCATCAGTTGCCTCAAGCGAGCATTGGCAGTTCCACCGATCCTGTGGGTGATGCTTTACCCAAAACGTGTGTTCGACGGGTAATGTGAGCTTCTTTTCCCAAAATGCCCGGTGCACTTTTTCCGCATGCGGTGAGGTTGTCGGCATCCACCGTAGATTCGGCATCACGTCTTTATTGCGCTCGAACTCCTTCCAATCGGCAGCTGCATGAGCTCGTAGTACGGCCGTATTATATTCTGTATCCAACCAAGCCCCCACCTGGTGTGAAGAAATGCTTTTAACATCGTTCAACCACTGTTTGAATGGCTTTAGATTGCCTTTTTCATCCAAAATTTTTGACGACATCGTCTCTCCCATTGCGTGCACTTTGAAAGCGGCGAACACCTCATTGTTATGCTTGATCGCCCTCAAGAAGTCATCATTGTGCCGTGGACGATAGCGCCCATCCGCAAGTCCCTGCGCTGCCGCTTGGTTGAGGATGCGTAACAACTCACGCCACATGCGTGGTTCTATCTCATTCGACGTGTCGAAACCTTCGTACACTGTTCGCAGAAAGTCTTCAAGAATGTCTGCGGAAAAGTTCACACCTTTGCCTGCATTGTGTAAATGGCAGGAACAAGCCGCATCTCCATAATAGAGGTTATCGATCAGAAGTCGCTGTCCGCCCCGAATCGTACCGGGGCTCCCGCGAAAAAACGCAGCAGCTTGTTCTTTAATGATTTCTTTTTACCTTCTTCTGTTTCTTTTTCTTCGTCCTTTCCTTTCTCTTCCTCCTTCGTCTGTTCAATCTGCTCTTTGAGGGCTGCTCGTTCTGCTTCCTGCTTTTCTTTAAGTTTGTCGTAATTTTTCGGTTTGTCTATGGAAAACGTTTGATAAAGATAATCGTCATCAATCGGCAGGCCCATCGCAGCACATTTCTGTACAATATCGATCTGCTTCGTTGTGTCGATCTTGTTCTGTTTAGCATATACAAACCTTCCCCCTTCCGTATTGAAGCCGAGCGCGGCAAAAATATCACGCATCTGATAGTTCAGAACGTCAAGGATGAATCCGCGATCGTCTTCGTTCATTTCATCCTCTTCCTGCTTATGGACCGTTCCTAAAGCCTGTGTTCCCGTGCTTTTCGCGTCAGTTGTCAACGTGTTGCCCAATACCCTGATACTGATTTTACTATCCCAATATTCTGCAAAGGTGCGGTAGAGCTCGCTACTACCTGTCTTGTTTCCTGCCTCCAATAGTCGTAAGTCGCTGTCTTTCGGATGAATATATACCGCATTCGAGCCTTGCGACCGAGCTTCCTTGATCAGCGTTCGTCGCGCATCCTCGTCTCCCGCATCATAAGTATATTCGCGAATTGGCATGCCGAAGATATTGCAGAAACGCGCCCAATCTCCGATATTGCCCTTCTTGTAGAGTACAGCTGGCAGGATTTCGGCAAAGATGCCCAAGCCACGCTCACTACCTACAAAGAGCGTATTCGGATAATTCTCAATTGGTTCTCCCTCCAAGTCGCCTTGGTAGCGTAGAAGCAGTCGGCGCACAGGATCGTAATGTTTTCGGTCGATGCTGTCAAAGTGAATATTGCCATCCTCCTCTACACGTAGCTGCACGAGCGTGAAACCCCAGAACTCGGACAGAATCAACTCTTTTCGCAAATCCTTAAACCAAGGAGAGCGCAGCTGCTCGTTAATCGCTTCATCCGGTTCTCCGTTACGATGAAATTCAATTGGAATCTTCGTCACCCCTCGCAGCCGCTTAGCCATAACGCCGGTAAGATGCAGGTCGAAATTGGCACTTTCGTACATATCATAGAGTCGTACTCGGTTGCTGTAATCGATGCCCTTCGCCGAAGTAACGGCATTCATGTAGTGTTGCAGGTTGAAGTGGAAAAGCTCAGGCATCTGCAGCACGACATCCGGCTGTCGCTCTGTAGGTCTCAATTGCAATCCTCCCTGCGTGATTCTTTGCCGCCCTTCGGCCTTTCCATATTTTGATTTTGCCATTTTGTCTTTGATTTATAAAAGTGTCGGCCGCACTTCGTCAGCCTTAATTTGCCATTGTGAGTTGTCCTCTAATTGTCCGCCCGGTAGCAGGGGGGCGCCGTCTATGGTCACATCCCCCTTCATTACACCCTTCAGCCACTCTATAGCTCGGTCGTAGCGGTCCTGCCTTATTTTCGCAATCTTATAAGGGTTGTGTTGCGCGAAAATGTGGAAAATGGAAATGTCGAGTGCAAACATCAATATGAGCGGATGGCGATCTTGCCCTTCTGCGGCGAAAATGGCATTGCAATCGTATTTCTTATTGAGGTAAGAACGCATTTCTGCAACCGCCCTATCTTCGCAGATCTCTATGATTTGCGGGTCGTAGTCTGCCGTCCCCTGCCGCAGCAGCGCGTCAAGTATTTCACGATGTATGCTCGCATCGTAGTCGGTTATTGCTATAAAATTCTGCATGAGTTATAGTATATAATCATTGTCTTTATTGACATCATCATAGCTGATTGTATAGGTGGGTTCAAGTTCTCCGGTCTTGCTGTCTATCATCGTGATTGCACCTTCCAAATCATCCGGACCGTCCGCATAGTAAGACATTGTCAGTTCAAAAAGCTTCAGCTGATTGATCAATTCCTGCATGTGCGGATTGTCTTTTTCTGCCTCATTGAATATCCAGGATCCCATTCTATCGAGCGGTTCAAGATTAGCTTCAATACGTGTAGCCTTATCTGTCTTCTTGCGTGTATCTTCACGTATAAACAGTTGCTGCTTGCGTTGTTTGCACACATCTCGTAATAGCGGTTTGAAGACTTGTTGGTAAAAAGGATCTTGCAATTTATTGTTCTCAATGTACCAATAGACGTTCGTCTCACCTCCTATGTATTTATCGAGCTCGAAGTACCAATTAATGAAGTTCGCATTCGTTTCGTGAGCCAAGAAACCTTTGATGATGTAATAGACACCTTTATACTTTCCGACTAACCACAGTGCTTTTGTAGAGCTTCCCTTCTTACGTGAATCAGAGTAAGCCGGGTCTCCATATCCGATCAGGAACTTGAATTTTTTGAGCGGTGGTACTTTGCCGAAAGGCAGATTTTTAAAGATCTTCCCTTCGCAGATAGGATTATTGAAAAACTCTGCCTGTTGCGCCGCTACACTGTAGTCAGCAAGATAGCTGTCAATCGCTTCTTCCGTGTTTTTCTGCGGCCAGGTCGATTTACCGTTTTTATCCCGGATATTTATGATGTCCCAATGATCTGCCAACTTTCCTGCTCGTGTGATGCAACAGTCCTTCGCGATGATATTTCCGCACCATAAGGTTAAAGATTTGCCTGATATTGATCTTGTTGGCATCAACGCCCGTTCTGCCCAATCCCATTTCTTCTGCAGCGTTTCCGGGTTGCGACAATCCTCATCCGTATCGAAGTCGTCGAAATAGATCACGTCAGGACGTATGGCTCCGTTACGCATACCACGAGGTGAAGATCCTGCCCCGACCGCTATAAATTTCGCACCACAACGACAGGTGAACTCCTCATTCGTCCATTGCCCAATGACAGCCTGCTTGCCATAGAATTGCAGCAGGCGGCCGTTGTGCTCGAAATTCGTTTTGTAGGGAGCCAACAGCCGTTTTGCTGATTCTATTGTTGCAGAAGCTAATACAATGAAATTCTTGCGTTTCGTCAGTGTAAGGAACATCAACACGAGCATGGCAATAGTGGACTTGGCCAATTCCCGTGACCAGGATAAGACCTCATACCATTTGTCGTGCTCAATCAGTCGAAGAATGGCTTTCTTCTGAAAATCTGCGAACTCGTATGCAGCAAAATCCGGAAAGAAATATTTCATCCATTCGAGTGGATGCTTTTCCAAGTATACACGTTGTCGCTCAATGTCGCGCTGTGATAAGCTTTCATCGACTGCTATGTTCTTTGCCAACCCCTCATGATACTTGATCCACAGCTCGAGTGATTGTTTGTCCGTCGCTTTTCTTTTCATTTTCTTCCTGCAGCCTGGTCTTTGATAAATGCATCAAAGAGATTATTGAATTGCTTTGCCGCTTCGAGGTCGAGTGGTCGCAGCCATGAAAGAAAGCGCATAGCAACAGACACGCAATCAGATACCCCTATGTCGTTCTGTAGCTTATTGATCGCTCCTGCTAACTTCGCCAGCGCATCGGCTTCGGCCGGTGTCGCATAGCGTTTCCCGGCATCCCGTCCTGCAATGGTGTTGTTCACTTCGATAATCTGTCTGCTCCATTGTGCTATGATCTGTGCCGGCGTGATGGACACGGATGCTTTTATCTCTTCCCAGCTCTCCGATTTCATCCAACGGCTGATTGTCTGTCTTGTCGTTCCAACTTTTTCTGCGATCTCTTCTTGTGTATAGTTGCCGTCTAAAAACAGCGACTTCGCAATACCTTTCTTGTCTATTATTACTTTGCTCATATAGCTGCAAAATTCCAACTTTTTCTACGCGCGCAAAAACAATATTTTTTTCATAGCGAACTGAAAAACAATAACGTGCATAGAAATACACATGCTGTTTTTTACGTTTTGCAGCCTTATTTCTGCCTTTTACTTTTGCCACAAAATTGAATCGATGAAACAACAATTTTTCAATACAATAACCTCAGATGATGAGGTCAGCATCCTCTTATATGGAGATGTCGGTCAATACCAGCCGGTAGATAGTGCAAGGGTGGTAAGTGAACTGCTTGCCCTCTCTAAGCAATATGATAAGATCGATGTGCGCATCAATAGTAATGGTGGTGACGTCTTCAGTGGTATGGCTATCTATAATGCTTTGCGCACAAGCAAGGCAAACATCACAATTTATGTAGACGGCGTTGCGGCAAGCATCGCCGGCATTATCGCACTTTGTGGTAAGCCGCTTTATATGTCGCCTTATGCAAAGCTTATGCTGCACAGCGTAAGCGGTGGCACTTATGGCAACGCTTCTGAATTGCGTCGTATGGCCGACTTGATTGAAAGTCTTGAGGGCGACCTTGCTACGATGATTGCTGGCCGATGCGGTATGAAGAAGGAAGAAGTCCTCAAAGCCTACTTCGACGAAAAGGATCATTGGTTTTCTGCACAAGAAGCGTTGCAGATGAAGTTGATCGATGGCATCTATGAGCTGCCGGCTGAAGCTGCACCTCTATCTGACAAGACAGAAGAGATTTACAATCATTTCAATAACCGACTGCAAGTGCAGTCAAATCATACAAATATGGCAATATTAGAAGAGTTAAAGAAGATTCCTTTTTTTGCGAATGTAGCAGGAGAAGGAGAGGCCGTTGCTTTAGTGCGGCAGTTGGAAAATAAGGCCACGAAGGTTGAAGCGCTGGAAAAAGCCGTTGCCGGCTATAAAGAACGCATCGAAAAGATCGAAGCGAAAGAAGTCGAGGCCTTTATCGACAAGGCAATTGCAGAGCATCGCATCACTGCAGAACATAAAGATAGTTTCTTGGCGCTGATGAAAAGCGACAGGGATAATACAGAGAAGCTGATCAATAGCTTGAAACCGCAACCCGCTCGACGCGCAGCAGGCGTATTTCAAGGTGGCAGCCCTGATAGCACGAAGACGCTTGCGGACAAAACATGGGATGAAATCGACAAAGCCGGTAAACTCTCAGATCTACGGAGGGATAACTTCGACTTGTTCAAAGCGAAGTACAAAGAGGCTTTTGGCGTGGACTATAATGAATAATCAAATCAGAAAAATATGGCATTAAACATCAGTATTTGGCAGAAGACACTGGTAGAAAATTTCTACCCCGATAATTCTTTTGCCTCAAAATCAGTAGACGATTCCGTTTACGTAATCGCAAAAAAGGTGATTATACCGAACGCCGGTAAGCCCTCAAAAGTAGTAAAGAATCGTCAAACAAAACCGGCAACTGTTTCTGAGCCTACAGATAACGACATTGAGTATGTAATCGATGAGCTGACGACAGATCCGATTTACATACCTAACATTGACAAAGTCGAACTCAGTTATGACAAACGAAACTCTATCATCAGCAATGATCGTGCTCAGTTGCAAAACGAAGCGCACTTGAATCTGCTCGATTGCTGGGGTAAAGGTGTAAAATCTGCTAATGTCCTGCTGACAACCGGAACGAAGGAATGCGATGCGCATACTTCTGAAACGGCGACCGGTAAGCGTAAGTGCATCACCAAAGAAGATCTCTTGAAGATCATGACGCGCATGGATGCAGATAATGTGCCTGAGGAAGGTCGCTACCTCTTGCTTGATGCGTATATGTACGCTGACTTGCTGGAAGACTTGTCTGAAAGCGACAAGTGGATGTTCCAGAACTCTGCAAACATGCAGAAGGGTGTGTTAGGAAATTTATATGGATTGAATATCATGAAGCGCAGCAAGGTATTGCGCGTGAAGAATGATAAAACGCTGTTATCATGGTCTGAAGACGCTGTTGCAGGCGAGTTGGCAGCCGGCTTGGCTTGGCATGAAAAGTCTGTCAGTCGCGCATTGGGTGAAATTAAGATTTACGACTCGATAAACAACCCGCTTTACTACGGTGATATTTATTCGTTTTTGCTGCGTACGGGCGGTTCTGTACGTCGCTACGATAATAAGGGTATTTATCTGCTCGCTGAAGCGGCAAAATAAGGAGGTGAGTTATGTTACCACGGATTAAAATTCAATTCCTCAATGGGCAGTTGGGCACAGTCGGCGAAAGTCCTGACGGGCTCTTCGCTCTTGTCTGTGGCGCGACGGCTGTCAACAAAAAGTTTGAACTCAACAAGAGCTATCTGCTTCATTCATTCGAGGAGTTGGCAGAGTTAGGCGTAACACAAGAGAACAATGCGCGGTTGTATAAGCATGTGCAGGACTTCTATACTGAAGCTGAAGAAGGAACGAAGATAGTCGTCTTTGCCGTCGACAAATCAAAAACTTTTACTGAGCTCTGCGACAAAGATGCAGGTGATATCAAAGAACTCATCACTGCGCAAAATGGGGTGTTACGAGGCATCTTTGTGGCCGGTGATGGGCGTGCGGCGACCATCACGACAAACGGCTTGGACGATGACATTTTCACTGCATTGCCGAAAGCGCAACAGCTGGCGGAATGGGCTACGACATCTCTTTATGCACCGCTCTTTGTTATCCTCGAAGGGCGCGGTTATAAGGGTGCGGCAGTCAGAGATCTGCACAAAGAAACTTACAACCGCGTAGGCGTGCTTATCGGCGACACGGTCAAATCGTCAGAAGGCGCTGCGGTGGGCCTGATGGCCGGTCGCTTGGCAACGTTGCCGGTGCAACGTAATATCGGCCGGGTAAAGAATGGTGCTTTGAAACCTCTTGAGATGTTTTTCGGCAACAAGCCGGTCGAGGAGAGCGCAAATGCTGTCAGCGATCTCTACGACGCCGGCTATATCACGCCACGCAAGTATGTCGGAAAGAGCGGCTTCTTTTTCACAGATGACCGCTTGGCTTGCGATCAGACGGATGACTATGCGCATATCACTGCACGCAGGACAATCGATAAGGCTTATCGCATTGCTTATACGGCTTTACTTGAATTGATGCTTGATGAGTTGGCAGTTAACGAAGATGGCACGCTGCAGCATGGCATCATCATGGCTTGGCAGCAGATGATGGAGAATGCCGTGAATCGTACAATGACTGCCGCCGGCGAGCTCTCTGCGGATGAAAATGGTAGCGGTTGTAGGGCCTATATCGATCCTGTGCAAAACGTGCTCTCTACGTCGAAGGTGGAGATGACTTTAAAAGTGCGACCATTCGGTTATTCACGTTACGTAGACGTCAATCTTGGTTTTCAAGTTACAACAAAAGAGTAAGGAGGTATCATGTTCAATTCAAGAGAGTACGAGTGGGCGGATGTTTCTGTGGTGATGGGTGGTCGGCCCATCACCGGCATCCGCGGCATCAAGTACAATATGAAGCGGGAGAAAGAGCATATCTACGCAAAAGGCGACCGCCCGCATGCGATTCAGCATGGCAACTATCAATACGATGGAGAAATCACTTTGCTGCAAAGTGAGTATCTTGCTTTGCGACAAGCTGCAAAGGGAAACATTCTCGATATTTCCCTCGATATCATCGTAGAGTATGGGAATCCTACGAAAGGTGATGCCATCTCTACAGACATCCTGATAGGTGTCGAGTTTACAGAAGACAATGACGAATGGAAGCAAGGCGACAAATTCGAGGAGAAGGCGTTGCCATTCCTCTTCCTCGATAAGAAAAATGTTTAACAAGAAAACTTATGAAATATACAGCAGAACAAGTGCAGGAGTGGAAGCAAAAGCATGGTGACCTCTTTGAGATCAGTGTAGAAGAGAAAAGCTGCATTCTGCACCGCCCGACACGCAAAGATCTCTCTTTCGTGTCAGTAGTGAAAGACCCTATCAAGATGAGTGAGGCAATGCTCAACCAATTGTGGGTAGCCGGCGACGAGGAGATCAAGACTGATGATGCGCTCTTCCTCGCTGCGATTCAGAAAATGCAGGACGTTCTCGAAGTGAAGGAGGCTGAAATAAAAAAGCTTTAGAGGACGCTGAAGTAGACGTGTCGGATGGTTTCGACGTCCTCTTTTTCAATACTGTGATGCGCTATTACCTGCATTTAGAGCCTGATTCATTATCAGATGAAGAATGGGCGCATACGTATAAATATCTTTTGGAAATCCGAAAAATGGAAGCGAAAGCGAAAGCTGCGAATGGATAATATTCTCAAATTTCTCATCAAACTGAATGCAGACGGTGGCAATGTGCTGGCTGTTGCGCGACAAACAGAACACCGGCTGGACAATATCAGGCGGAAGGCTTTGATTGTCGGGCAAGGCCTGCGCAGAGCCTTTTCGTTCAGCCAGTTCAAGAGTTCTTTGATGGACATTCCCGGCATGTCGTTTCTGATGAATCCTTACACGCTGCTGGCTGCTGCTACAGCCGGCATCGTGAAAATTGGCGCGCAGATGGAGCAAACGAGTGTGGCTTTCAAAGTCTTGGTCGGTAACGAGCAGCAAGCGACAGAAATGTTGAACCAGATCATCACTCTTTCCGGGCGTTCACCTTTTTCAAAGTTGCAGCTTGAGCAGAATGCGCAGATGATGCTGAATTTTGGAGTTTCGACAAAAGAGGTGCTTACGAGGCTCGAGCAGCTGGGCAACATCAGCGGCGGCAATGCTGAACGTTTGCATGCTCTCTCGCTCGTATTAGGACAGGTTCACGCAAACGGCTACTTGATGGGGCAGGATTTGTTGCAGTTTGTCAATGCAGGTTTCAACCCTTTGCAGGAGTTATCGAAAATGACAGGTAAAAGCATGGGGGACCTACGCGATATGATGTCGGAAGGCAAAATTACTTATGAGAATATTGCACAGGCGATAGATCATGCTACCGGTGCCGGTGGCAAGTTCAATGGTATGATGGATGCACAAAGTCAAACTGTTGCTGGTAAATGGAATCAAGCCGTCTCAAAGATACAGACAGAAGCGATTACGATCTACAGCTCCGTCAATCAACCTATCAGCGACTTGCTTGACACCTTCATACAAGCGATACCTGCTATTTCTTCAATGATACAGCACCTGATCACCGCGCTGTCAAGCGCCATAGGCTTTGTCGTTAAGTATAAGAACGAGTTCCTGGCGCTTGGAGCGGTCATCGCTTCAGTGTGGGCTATCTGCAAGGCTTATACAATGGCACTTGCCGCCTACCATGCGATCATAACCGTGATTACGGTCGCAACAAAGGTGTGGACCGGAGTACAGTGGTTGTTGAATATAGCTATGGATGCAAACCCTATTGGGCTCGTTATTTTAGCAATTGCCGCACTTGTGTCGGCTGTGGTCTATTGTTGGAATGAATTTGCCGAATTTCGAGCCTTCCTGCTGACAATGTGGGACACTATTAAAGATTTTGCGGGTATTATCAAAGATTATCTAATCAATCGTATCAACGAGTTACTGGAAGGGATAGGTGCGGTCGGAAGCGCGCTAAAGAAGTTATTTTCCGGGGACTTTTCCGGTGCTGTGGATGACATCGGTCGGGGCATCAAAAATTTGATGGGTGTCGATTCGGCCACGCAGGCGATAACGCAGTACGCGCAGTCTGCAGGTCGTGCAACCGGTAACTACAACCGTCACTTGGCAGCAGAACAAGCAAAGGATAAATCGTCGAGTGCGTCATCACACAAAGACGGAACAAATCACATATCTACGCCCGGCCTGAAAGGAAGTACTGCTGCACAGCATGTCGTGTTCGGTCAAGGAAAGAAAGGAAAAGGTAAAAAAGGCAAGAAGGGGCGTAAGTCGGCAGAAGATATTGCTACCGGCGGCCGACGGTCTACCTCGATCACTATGAAGATCTCTAAATTCTTCGATACGCTTCACGTGCACATGACAGATAAGGCTGACACAGCAGAGCTCGAGCGCATCGTCGTGCAGAGTATGAATCGCGCATTAGCAATCGCAACAAGTACAGATAGAGGATGAATACAATAGCACGCTTTGCACTTGAGAACCTCGCTTTGCATGTAATTGGTGGAAAAATTCCACCTTATTGGTTATTTCGCGATACCGGTTTAGCGCAGGTGGAAAGCGATGATTACGATGAGATTCGAGCGATGAGCGACGAGGAGTTGGAAGACCTTGTACGTACAAATGCACTTGGTCTGCCCATGTCGCTCCCGCTCTCTCTGAAACTCGAAGAACCCAGTGCTCAAGAATGGTGGTTGCCCTTCGAGCCAATGATCAGTTTGACGGGCAAAAACATCATCAAACGCCGCCAGGTGAATAAAGGCAGAATAAGGGGGAGTATCAAAGAGCGCTGGTCGCAAGACGATTATGAAATCACGATAGAAGGTGTCTTGATCGGCACAGATGGGAAATATCCTGCGGCAGATGTAGGAAGACTCAAGAACTTCTGCGAAGCGGCTGCGGTCATAGCACTTAATCCTTTACTTGAGATTTTCGGTATTTCACGTTTGGTGATAGAAAGCTGGGAGATGCCGTTTACGGGTGGTACAAGTAATCAAAACTACAGCATCAAAGCGTATAGTGATGACATCTATAAGCTGCTGTTAGAACAGTCGTAAGTATGTACACAATGAGCTATGACATCAAGGTAAGCAACTACAAGCTTGGCATGCTCGACGCTGTAAGTGTACACAAGAGCGTAGAGCTATTGGCTGATACTTGCGAAATCACACTTCCGGCGGCGCAGCTCAATGTCGCTATTGATATAGAGAGTAAGGTCAAACGAGGCGATCAAGTCGTGGTGCAATTCGGTTATAAGGAGACCGGGCTGATAGAAGAGTTTCGCGGTTGGGTACAGCGCGTCTCGACAGACGGCGGTAATATCAAGCTGTTCTGTGAAGATGATCTCTTCACGTTTAGAAAGGATATACCAAATGCGGTTTTGAAGAAGGTGTCTTTAGCCGGCTTGCTGCAGCGCGTCATCAAGGGTGTGGGGAAATCCTACAAGATCTCCTGTTCTTATACATGGACGTATGCAAAATTCGTAATCAGAGATGCCACCGGCTACGATGTGTTGAAGAAGGTACAGGAGGAATGCGGTGCAGATATTTACCTCAAAGACGGTGTGCTTCATGTTCATCCGCCAGGCGAGGTTACGGGTACAGATCGTTACTATGATTTCGCATTGAATATCGAAGATGCCGATCTTACTTATCGTACAGCGGCGGATAAGAAGATACGCGTAATCGTTAAAGCCATTCTGCCTAACGGCAAGGTCAAGGAAATAGAAACGGGCAGCACGGGTGGCGAAAAGATCGAAGTGAAATGTCACGCCTCTGACACGAAATCGATGAAAGCTCGCGGAGAGGCGGAAGTCAAACGGCGTAGTTTCGACGGCTTAGATGGTAGTATCACAACCTGGTTGATTCCTTATTGTGCTCCCGGTGATACAGCAACGATTCACGATGCAGACTACAGCCATAAGGATGGTACCTATTATGTGCGCAGCGTAACGACAGACTTCTCCGCAAGCGGTGGTGTGCGTAAAATAGAACTGGGATTCAGATTGAGTTAAGATGGATAATTATAAAGAATTGGCGCAATTGGTACAAGTGGCTGCCGGAAAGGCGTCACTGACGCTCATGCAAGGTATTGTTCGCAAAGTCGATGGATGCTTGTGTGAGGTGGAAATCGACAATATGACGATTCCTGACGTGCGCTTGCGAGCTTCTGAAAAAATAGATGATGCACAGTTGTTGATCGTGCCGGCTTTGGGTAGCGCTGTTATTGTAGGCAGCCTGTCAGGCGATCTTACGCAGCTGGTCATCTTGGCGGTGGATCGTTCCGAACAAATCATCATCAACGGCGGTCAATTGGGTGGGTTGATCAAGATAGAACAGTTGACGCAAAAGCTCAACGATCTTGTACAGGCTTTCAACACGCACACGCATCAGGGCTATCACGGCGCGACCGGCTCCCCCTTACGGCAGGCGGAGAATTTTTATAAAAGCGATTACGAAGATAAGCAAGTAACACATTGAGGTATGAGGGGGATTCAGTTGAAGGAATTTGTGCCGGCTTTCCGGGTGCGGCGTGATGCAGAGGGAAAGATCTTATCAGGTCTGCAGGTTGGTGATATACTGCGACAAAATCAAGCACTGATTCTCGCTCTGCATAAAGGTGAATTGAAAGAAAGACCATCGGTCGGCTGCGGGATCTCGGATATGCTGCTTGATAACGATATGCTATATTGGCGCAATCTCATTCGTGAGCAGTTGGAAATGGACAAACAGAAAATCAATCATATCAAAATAACAAAAACCAGCATCTTCATCGATGCACAATATTAACAAAACTATGCAAAGGAATACTAAGGAGTGGATACAATACGGATCAGCAATAGCATTGCTGCTTAGCGGTGTGTTGATGGCTTTTCTCAGCTTTTTTCTCAACGAGGGCGAGGTGAAAGAAAGCGTATTGTGGTATGTGTCTCAAACGCTTGTATATGCAGGGTCGATATTCGGCGTCGGCATTTACATTCAGAGCAAGTGGGGAGATGTCAAAGGTTATGTGGAAAGACTGATCAAAGATAAGGAGGAGCATCCTGATGCGAAAGATAAATGAAATTATCGTGCACTGTTCTGCGACGCCTGCAGGAAAACCTTATACAGTAGAAGATATTGATAAGTGGCATCGGCAGCGAGGCTTTGATGGCATTGGTTATCATTTCGTGGTTTACCTCGACGGCAGCGTGCATAAAGGTCGGTCGCTCGAAAAGGTCGGCGCGCACTGTTTAGGACACAACAAGAACAGCATAGGCGTATGCTATATCGGTGGCCTGACGGAAGACGGCAAAGCGACAAATGACACCCGTACACTTGCACAAAAGATTTCTTTACAGCGACTATTAGTTAATCTAAAATCTCAATTTCCCGAGGCAGAGATACATGGGCATCGTGACTTCGCAGCTAAAGCCTGTCCATCTTTCGATGCGACTAAAGAATATGAATCGATATGAAAAAGTTATTCTACTTTCTACTTGCGACGCTGCTATTCGCCGGCTGTCGCACAACAAGAACCGTAACGAAGCATAGCGCCATAGAAGTGAAGCAACGTGATTCTGTTGTTATTCACGATTCGACTATCTATCATCATCTTACTGCATTGCATGACAGTGTAATCGTGCGCGATTCTGTCGTCATTGTCAAAGACGTGAACGGTCGAATTATCGGTACAGAGCGTTACCGAACGAGCGATCGCATTCGTGATCAAACGAAGCAAGCGGCGACTTTTAGAAAAAATGAAATAGTGCAGGATCGGTCGATTATAGAAAAGGCAAAAGAAGTAAAAACCGATACGAAAAAAAATAACTTCGGTTGGTTTGCCTTGTTTGGCCGCACAGCACTATTCCTATTGCTATTATATATGATCTATAAAACATATAAAGCGTGGAAGTAGTGGTTAAAGATGGGCAGACTCTCGCGGACGTGGCAGTGCAAGAGTATGGCGCTGTAGAAGCGGTTGTGCAGCTGGCGCTCGATAACGGTATGAGCGTTTCGGATGTGCCTGCGCCAGGCACTGCGCTACGTCTGCATGAGCGGCTGTACAATCGTGTAATGCATGACTACTGTCGTGTACACGATGTACAGCCGGCTACTTTGCGCAACCTGAATGCGATAGAGGATCGCATTTTTAACGAGGTTTTTAACGACACATTCACCTAAAATATGGCAAGGAGCATTCAAGAAATCAAGCGAAGTATGACAGCTGCTTTTGTGGCAGATAAGCATATACGTGAGCAGTACGACTTACAGGAACAGGCAACTTTCGAGGATAGCTTTTCTGTTGTCAGTATCGAAAGTATCTTGTTCTTCATCGTAGCTGCTTGTTGCTACGTCTTAGAGTGTCTTTTCGATCGTCATGTAGAAGAGGTCAATGAGAAGATCAGCCGTGCTGTTGTTGCAAGTGCAGCGTGGTATTACAAATTGTCGCGACAATTTCAGTACGGCGATGCGCTCATCTTTGATGAGACTACTGCACAATATTGTTATGCTGTTGTCGATGAAAGTAAGCAGTTGGTACGATATGTCGCTGTTCGTGATAGAGGTACGAGTGTACAGATTCTCGCATCCGGGGAAAAAGAAGGCATGCCTGTTCCGCTATCGAACGATGTTTTAACAGCGTTCAAACAGTATATGAATCGTGTTAAAATAGCAGGAGTTGTGTTGAATATCAGCTCTCTTCCTGCTGACGTCCTGCGCCTGTATATGGAAATACAGATTGATCCTCTCATATTGAATCTCAGTGGCGCGCGAAGTGATGGAACGAAGGCGGTAGAGAATGCAATCAAGGATTATCTGCGCAATATCAAATTCGGCGGCAATTTCAATAAGACGAAGCTGGTAGATGCTATTCAAGCAGTAGAGGGGGTGGTCGACGTTACGTTATCTGAATGTGTCTACAAGACTTCTACAGCCGATGATTTTCATAGAATCATTGGCAACAACTATACGTCTGCCGGTGGCAGTTTTATCGTCGAAGGCCTTCAAAATTCAATCAATTATGTGGTATGATGTAGACTTCAATCGCTGGGTAGTGCAGCTTCTGCCTCCCTTGTTACGCAGTCGAGTACTCGTAGTGCTACTGCGCGTACTGATTCTTCCGCTTGTACAACTGCATAGCCGCTTCATCATCTATCGACAAGCAGTCGAAGGCCGACTCAATGTGACGGCCAGTGTGCAGGATATAGAGCGGGTATTAAATGCGGCCTTTTTTCTGAAAAAGCGGCAAATCTATATAAAGGATGAGAACAGTGAGCAGCGTACTTGTCTATATTTTCAGCAAGAGCACATGCCGGCTGTTTTCGTTAATCCGGCTATCACGATCTATCAGCCCGATGAAGTTGCTGATCGACCGAATTTCACAGTATACATACCTAACTTTTTGTGCACTTCACTCAATAAAGATGAGGATAAGTATAAAGGTAATTACCTGCGCATCATCGTCAACTTACTCAACTATTACAAACCTGCCGGCAGACGTTACGGCTTAAAGATATATGACTATGAATAAGATGCTTTTTCATGAGGGCGGAATGCCTGTAAACTTAGATGATTTTAGTTTGCTTCAGGAGCAGACATTCGTATTTATGAAATCGCTATTTAACGCGCTTTCAGGAAGTCATTCTGCTTTTTTGCTCGATTTACCAAAAATTCGACAGGTTAAAAAAGGCGGAAATACAGATGCTACTATTATTGAAGCAGGACAAATGGTTGTTGATGGAGAGATCTTAAAATGGCCAATAACGCAGCTTGATGGCATTGCAAGTCAGGGCCTACAGATCTTTGCTTGTGTGCGTGAATCAGAGAACGACCCACGTATTTTTGCGGACGGACAAACGCGCAAATGCAGGAAAGAGCGTAGTGTCTATATAAGTGCTTCATCGGTAGGTGCAGCTGCTGCTTATGAATTCGAGAAGCTACCCTTATTGTCTGATCTGCTGTCAGAACTCGTAAATAAAGGAGAATGGACGTATGCAAAAATCTATGGTTATAATGGCTATGCGGGATACTTCAGGTACAGAAATATCAATCAGCATTATCGCATACAGATCTCGCTGAATAGCGCTCAAAATGATTGGTCAATGGATTCTTCACTCTTTTATGGCGATGCAAAAGCTGTGTGCGGTGTGAATTTTCCTAACCCAATTTTTTTACAAAAATCTTGGGAGGTTAAAAATGGTCAGCAGAAGATTGGAGATCTGCAAATGACAACAAGTGGGGTATTGATATTACAACTCGCGCAAGCACAACTGAAACCTGCGAATTGTCCTATCAATTTAGATATTGAATTATGACAATATACGAACTTCAACAACGAGCAGCAGCTCTACGCAGTAAGACGCAAACTGCGAGTATTACGCCTGAAGAAGTCGGGGGATTGCACGTCGACACACTTGCATACCTCGCTGAATTTGAGCGTGAGGCGAGCGGTCTTGGTATTCGAAAAGTCTATCGCACAAAGGTAGAGATGGAAGCAGATACCACGCCGATTGGCACGAACGGCAAAACGCTGCAGTACGGTCAACTTGTCTGTATCTACAATGAAGCAGATAATACAAATGTTAATAATGGAGACATCTATGCTTATCAAAAACCTGGTTGGCTGCACGTCGGAAATATTAGCCATATCAATAAACTCTTATTGAAAATCAATAAAGAAGAAGAGGCGCGAAAAAAACAGTTTGATGATCTTAATAGTCTCATAGCAAGAGGCCTTACGGTTCGGTTTAATGGTTTCCTTGACGATGCGGAGATTTCGCATATAAGCGCCTCCAATGTTGATGGCGTTTACTACATATCCTCAAAGAAGATGTTTGCGGGGAAATCGGGCAACCGGTATGTAAACAATTGGACGGGTGCGGATATGTATCTTAATGAGGTACGTACAGAAATCTTGAAAGACAAAATATATCTGTGCGCAAATTCGATATATTTTTGGGATTCAACTGTCGGAGAATTGGTAAAGGTCGGTGCAGGGGCTGGCATCGGTTTGCAAATCGTATCTCATAGCACAAGCGAAAATTCCTTTGTGCTAACTCCTGGGGTGTTACATGTGTGGCCGATTATGCAACATTTAACGCTTACGTTTGCGAAAGCAGAGGATGGCTTTGTCGGAGAGTATTGTTTTCAATTCACGTGCTCTGATGATGCAGGTACAACGCTCACATTACCTGCAAACATTAAGTGGTATGATGGTCAAGTTGTCGTCCCTGAGAATGGCAAGACTTATCAGGCGAGTGTGTTAAATAACATCATCATAATGCGAGGAGCGTAAGTTATGAGCTTATACAGACGTCGTTTAATGATGCAATACGCAGATGATGCCCGCTACATTCATTTTGAGGATGCAGCAGTTGAGCAATGGTGCTTGACGCACTTCGACAAAGATGGAGGCGGGCGATTATCTATTGATGAAGCTGCAGCTGTGACTGATGCACAATTCAAAGCGGCAAATCCGCCTTGGGAGACATTCACAACATTTGATGAGATGCGGTATTTCACAGGCTTGCAGAATATTGGCGATATCAATTGGCGCGCAGACAGCTATAATAATCCGAATAACAATCTTCGTAGCATTTCTCTAAATGATTTTATAAGAGGAAATATTGTCGCGCAGCATATAAATATCGATGGGAGGCTGCGCGCAGAAAGATTTTACGCAAAGTCGCTTCATCTCGGGCCAAATTCTGTTATCAACACTGTTCCTTGGAATTACAACAACGACTGGCTTGAAGAGGTGACGATAAGCAAAGCTAATCGCAACAATCGTATTGCAAAGAATTTCATCTTAAGCTATGATGGAACGATAGCCTATAAGTCTTTCGGGAAAGAGGTTGATATAGTCGTGCCTGATGGTGTTAAGAAGCTTGTTGCGTGGAGTGTACTTTCAAAAGAAATGCGCACACTGGTTGTGCCGGACTCTGTTGAGGATTTAGATGGCATGTTTTCAAATGCAGGGTGGATATGGTGTGACATCGGAGCAGGTGTAAAAAAAACCGGCCATAGCTTTCTGTATAATAGCTACAGCCTGAAGTATATTATCCTGCGAGGTCGTTTACCAGAAGATCCACAGCTTAGATTAAAACACAAGTTCGACATCTATGTGCAGGCAGGAGACATTGACTACTACAAGACGTTGCTACCCGCGCCATACAACACTTATTTGAAACCGATTAGCGAATTACCATAAGATTATGGGACAAAAACAATATATAGACCAGTACGGAAACTTGGTTAAAGGTAAAATCGAGTTGGACGGAATGTTAATTTTGAACCCCACTCCAGAGCAACTTAAAGCAGCTGGGTGCGTTGAGGTTGAAGAAGTAGAAACTTTTGAAGAAAGATTGAGAAATGCGAAAGAGGCGAAGATGCGCGAGATTGAGGCTTATGCTCAAAGTGATAACGTTAATATCTTGTATTTCAATAATACGCCGACTTGGTTAAACAAGGAGACGCGCGCAAACTACAAGCTCTCTCTTGATGCTGCAGAGCTGCTGAAAGAAAAAGAGATTACGTTTGTTGTCGAGGGCAACGTGGTGAAGCTGCCGATAGAAAAGGCGCGTATGATTTTGGCTAAAGTGCAGCGCTACGCGGACGATACCTTCATCGTAACTTCAAAACATAAGCTTGAGATTGCGAAATTGAAACGTATTGAAGACGTAGAGACATATGATATTACAGCTGATTACCCGCAACCGCTAAAATTGTAAGTTTTTTGTCGCTCAAACACTTCTCAAGCACGATTTGAGAAGTGTTTGAGAAAGAGAAAAACTGTGTCCACTTGACACATTTCGTTTTTCCTTAAAAATGCACATTTCGTTTTTCAAAAATAGCACGTTTTGTTTTGCCGTGCTTAGATATTACTATTTAGCTATTCCTTTACTAGTATTTTACTGATACGATATAATGTTATTCTGCTTTTCTTACTAATTAATAGCTAAGGCGATATTACTATTTAGCTATTCCTTTACTAGTATTTTACTAATACGTTATAATGTTATTCTACTTTTCCTATTAAGTAATAGCTAGAGCGATACTATTATTTAGCTATTTCTTCACTAGTTTTTCTACGATACGATACAAGGCCATTCTATTTTTCCTACTAAATAATAGTAGGAGCAATATTACTATCTAATAATTATTCTAAGAGATTTCCATAGCTTTATACCGAGCATATTATATTACCTTCATTAGTCTAAGAAATTGGACTAACCTCTCCAATTGATTGGAAAAGTTAGGCTAATTGATTGGAAAAACTACGACAATTGTTTGGAGTAACTTCTCCAAAATGTTGGACGAATGAATATAAAGTTGTTTGTATGGGAGTAATTAGCTAAAAGATACTATGCTTTAGGCTTGATATATGTGGAGCAGTTTCCAATAAGTAAGGCCTATTCGAGGCTGATTATGATAGATTTGCCCCAAGTTTATGGAAGTTTTTTACAGATTCGTTTAGATCAGATCAGTATGCGGTAAGTATGAGCTCATCCGATTGGTTGCCTACACGCTCAGCCCGATCAGAAGCTGTTTCGTCAGTTGCCTGCGCTGAAAAGATGCAAGGCGGGAGGCTGTAAGTGGAAAATAAGTTTTGCTCACGCCCATTTTTCGTGTAATTTTGCAGCAT